CCATAGGAGTTGAACTCCTATGGGGATACCTTTTTGATTTTAATAATAGATTTGATAAACAATATCTAAGCCTTTGGAAAGCTCAATCAATTGTTCATTTGGCATATTATATTTAGTCAATGGACGAATATCTTGATAGTATTGTTTACCATTGATTTCTTTCTTCCATGCAGTACATAGAGAGATTGTATTGATACGTGCTTCATTGATACCAACTGTATTGATGAACCATTCACGACATTCTTCTTCAGTAATCTTTAAGTTGATTTCAATGAAAGTTTCAACTTCAGATTCTTTAGTAGAATTATAAATGGTAGCATCTACTGTAGTACCATCTTCGAAACGAATCTTTTTAACTGGTTTAGATTCAAATGTTTTGAAGTAGTATGCAACACGGTTACCAATGATTTTACTACCATGGTAGATTTCTTTTTTAGCATCAGTCAAGTCTTCAGTAATCAATGGGAAACGGAATGGAACCAAATACTCTGGTGCACACCATTTAGCATAGTTTACTTCATATACTTGAGAGTTTTCACGACCACAGCCATCGGTACCAACACAGAATAAGTAAACTTTTTCTGGTGTAGATGGTGTTTCAAATACAGAGTTTTCTAGATTCATTTCTGTATTATAAGATGGTGTAGTATATTGTCTAGGAATATCAAAATGTTGAGTAGCAGTATATTCTGCTCCAGGTAAGATGATTTTATTTTCACCTTCATATAATAAGATATCAGTACCGCCAACAAAGACTTTAATGTTGGTTCGGTTATGTGTTGCAGTAATATTACTGTCATCATTAGTATGACTAAATTCTGCAATATGCAACTGTTTATCAGGCATCTTACATTTACCTCCAATTAGTTTTTATCTTCAAAATTTATTATTATGTTTTGGTTATCTATTTGTATCGTACTGGGATACATATACATGATCATGTAATTCAAAGTTATCAATATTCTTACGTTTAGCTCTATAACCAATTTGATCATACATTTCAGATATACCATAATGATGTATTCTTAATGTATTAGTGTAAACTATAAGCTCTTTCTTAATAAGATTACGTAAGTCATCAGTACGTTTAAGTACAGCAAAGATATGAATCTTATCATGTACGTCAGTAGTTGGATCTAATGTAGATATACCATGATCTTTAATACCATATTTCTTGAAGTAGTATCTTAAGATATATACTAATTCCTTTTGAGTAATCTTATCTATTTCATATTTCTTAGCAATATAGCTACTGAATCCATCATAGAATAATTCGAAGTCTTCATTGCTTAACTTAGCTAGATATTTAACCGCATCTATTGGTTTAATATATTGACTATATCTTCTATCGAAGTTATAAACTGTAGTTAACCCAGCTAATTCAATCTTATAAGATTTAAAGAAATCTATAACTTTAGATACATACATCTTCAAGTAGTCAATACCAATACCAGGAAGATAGTTAAATAACTGTTTATAATCTTCAGATCCCATAAATACTTCAATATACTTAACTGTATCCATGATAGTATTGGTGATAGCTTTCTTACGTTGTAGATCTTCACCAATAGACTTCATACGAAGAATAGAGTTGTATAGATCTATATCTTGGTAACGTAAGTATTCTGTATAAGTCTTAGCAACTTGGGAACCATTGATTCTAAAGAATTTATTACTAAACTTCTTAATCATTAAAGCATCATACACTGATTTATATGCATCATATATACGTTTATTATCAGCATAATACATACCTTTGACTACTACATCGTATATCTTAGTATTGTTTTCTAAGATAGATAGTAATCCTTTAATGGATATCCCAGGTTTATATGTCTTAAAGTCAGCTACTTTTAGTTCTTCTAATGTATAACCATATTTACGTTCAATATCTCTACGGAGTAAATCTAAATCCGCATCAAAATTGAATCCTTGAATATACATAATCGGAACAGTCTCTGTTTGAATAGTATCTTTCTTATTATAGTATAAGTAAGATAAAGAGAATAGATAGCATAAGATAGAAGATAGTTTGAATGTCTTATCAGGTCTGATATTAGGAACTGATAATCTAATACGTTCTTCATATCTTTCATCATCAAAGAATATATTAAAGAAGTAAGGAATCTTAAATGATAGATCACTCATAGACATAACTGTATCTATAGAGATATACTTAGTTCTAGCATAGTTAAATTCCTTTTCAAGGATTTGATTCTTAATATCTAATGGATCGAATTCATTAGTCCATAACCAATCATCTTCAGTAAATGCATCGTAATCTATATACTTAGACTCATCACGAATATAATTATCTGCAGAATCATTTAAAGGAATCTTAACAAACTTAAGATCATAATCTTTAGTTAGATCTTCAATAAAAATATTCTTACGTCTAGCATTTACATAAGAGAATGTAAATAGTATAGTATCACCATGGGATAGAATCTTATCTACATCAGAGAATAATGCTTGATCGTCTACTACTTCATAATCTATATTCTCTTCCAATATAGTACCATCTTCACATAAGATCTGCATTTGGTTATTATTATCGGATTCTAAGAAATTATCATATGGATATGGTATATCTATAACTCTCTTACCATTTCTAAAATCATATATATTATACTCAGTTCTAATATAGTTATTGAAATGATCATATATAGAGTTATATATAAAGATACATCTAACTTCACGACCTTTTTCTAAGTTAATAGAGTCATCTAATGTAAGTAGTGTACCAGATACTGAATATCTAGACTTATCAATAACTGTACCACCTATAGTAACAATCATACCATTACCAGATTTCTCATAATTATAGAATGGATAGTTGATTGTAAATATTTTTTGATTAGCTACTCTGGCTTTAAGAGAATCTTCAGTAATATGAACAGTATAGTTATTACGTGGATCTTGGAAGAAGTATACTTTAACAGCATCTTTTCCATCTACATAATCTTTTGAGTTTCTAAATGATAAGATATTACCATTTATGATAAAGTTAGATCTGTCTAATACTTCACCATTAATTGTAATGATCCACTTATTACGTTTAGTATCATATCCTTCATATGGGAAGTCTATTTTAAATGAACTCATAATACGTTCAATTGGTATTTCAGCAGTAGTTAAAGTAATTCTATCTCTATTCTTAGGATAAATAAAGTGAATCTTAATCTCAGTACCAGAACGCATTACTTTAGTTTGATCTAGAATCTTAATCTTATTCTTTAAGAAAGTATATTCAGAAGAATAGATTGGTTTATCATTCAAGAATACTTCTATAGGATATTGACTTTCTTGATATCCTTGGAATGGTACTTGAATATCATATTCTTGAATCCCTGGAGTTTCTACTGTAGTTGTATAATAGGATTCTTCCATTTCTACATCGAAACCCTCAGTATAGATATTATTAAATGTGACTGTACGATTCTTAGTTACCTTATCTTGAGGATATACAAATGAGAAGTTCTTTCCATTGATCATATATCTATCAGATGGTAATAATACAGAGCCATATAATGCAAAGAATTCACCACCATACTGAATGTAGTTATAATATGGTTCAGGTATATCAAAGCTGCTAACAGATTTATCTGTAGCTGTCTTGAAGTTGAATTCAGTTATCTTACTTTTAATTGGATAAATTGGAGAATAAATAAAGATTACAGACAATAAGCGTTCTGTAGTGATTTTAGACCAATCAGTATCTTTAATAAAAGTAATCTTATTACCATTTATATTATATCTACTTGGATCAATGAAAGTACCACCAGTAGATAAATACATTAATCCATTTCTTTCATTAAAGTCTCCTATAGGATATTCGATAGTAAAGTTCTTTTGATTATTATTTTGAATTGGATATTGTCTAACTTCAGTAATAATCTTATAACCATCTAAGTTAGAGATATCATCATTGAATTCATTATTAGAGAAGAAGATAAATTCAAGTTTAGATTTACCTCTAAGGAACTCATTGTCCTTAAAGACTAGTTTACCATCTTTGATATCATACTTATCTTCTAATACACGTTTACCATCTACGTTAACAAATACAGCTCCACCTTTATCAAGGAAATTCTCATGAGGGAATGGAATCTTAATACCATTACTAGCAAAGTTAGTTAAAGTCTCATTAGCTACGTCTACTTTTTGATCAGTATCTAATACTTGCTTAACTTTGTAGTTGAATACATACTCACCAGTATCTTTATCTACTTTCCGATCACGTAATAGATAGTATTTGAATATACGTAAATCATCAAAGCCAAAGATAGAGCAGATATCTACCATACATTTAGCAGTTGATTTATATTTAAGTAATTCATGAAGTCTTCTCATCATTCTAACTTGATAGATTAATGGGATTTCATCATAATATGGTACACCATGAGACATGAATATATATCTTACACAGCGTTCATCAAACACATCAAGATTAATAATATGCTCTTGAACTTCAGATATTAAATCAATCATGGTTTGAATGATAATAAAGATAGTTAACCAAGCATCATAATATTTACTATCAAATCTATGAGCTTCTGAGTAGATAGTTGTAATAGCAAATGCTCTATTTACATTGAATCTACGTTCAAACTTCTCTTTAACTACAGAGTTATCAATAGATGGTAACCAAAGTAATTGGAATTCAGTTGCCTTTCTAGCTTTATAGATATCGATATTTGATTTAATATATTTAAGATATGCATAATCATCTTCAGTATATCTAGCTAATATATTATCCCAAATACCACGTTCTTCTAATTCACTAATCGTAGCATCATCCATCTCATGTAGAGGGATCTTATAATCAATACCAATATTATCTATTCTTAAATCTTCTGGGACTAATAATCCTTCAGCACCTAAGTTAGGTAAACCAGTGATCTTACGATAATAATTATTCTCTTCTACATAATTAGTGATAAATACTTTTGCAGCTTCATCTCTTGCTTTATCCCTATAGTCTTCAGGAATATATACAGGATCTTCCACTGCTCTTTTAAAATAATTAGATGGTACACCAGCTCTAGCTAGTACATCTACCGTGTAATCATATAATCTCCAATCTGCTGTACCTTCAACTGATTGAATATATAGGTCTCCCATGAATTCTGTACGTTGAGTCTCATTATTGGTAGCTTCAGTCTCAGACTTAACGATACAGTTCATGCCTAATTGTTTTACATAATAAACTAATACGTCTACAAATGGGTAATCTGTAAACACTTTATCCATATTAGGATTTTGCATATTATAAATTTCCTCCTTTCAGAGAGAATTTAGATTTTACTTTAATAGTATGTAACCCTAATAAGTGCTTATCCTTAACATATAGATATAGACAAATTTTACAAAGGAGCCTAGTAAAATGAATGAATTCCCTGACTTACAATTAAAAAAAGATCCAGTGAATCCAGTACTAAAATCTCCATATGTACCTTTTGAGTTACCATTCTATCAAACTAAATATACATTAATGGATATAGATGTTTATACAAACTTTATTAAGAATGCTGTTAGTAGATTTAGAAAATCTAGAACTTATACTCACTATAAAGGGTATCTAATGAATCTTGGTATGGATCACTGTCAATTACATAGCAATATCTATGCAGATATGGCTACTATTGAAATGCATCATAACATGCTAACCATCTTTGATATTGCAGTTATCTTAACAGAGCATACAATTAATACAGTTGGATATATTACTTCATATGACTTAGTTAACTTACTAAAGAAAGTTCATACTGAAAATAAAGTACAACTTGTAATGCTATCTTTGACTGCACATCAATTATACCACAATGCAAATGGTATGTATATTCATCCAGATATGTGTTTCGGTAACTGGATGGCTTTCTTAGAAGAATACAAATATGGTATAACTATTGAGCTGGCAAACAAAATAATAAATTATGTAAATTATGCTATCTCTTTAGGCGATACCGAAACTGGTGAACTCCTAAAACTCAGAGATAAAGTCCAAGATTGGAGTGTATTAAATGAATATGGAGTTAATCGTACTGGGTATTAATTACTTTATTATCCTACTTATAATCTTCTTAGTTTATAAAGTTGCTAATAAGATAGCTAACTCATATAAAGAAAAAAATAAAAGAGAATTAGATTTGCTTCAAATGTCAATGTCTACTTCCTTAGAAGAAATGACACAGACTATTGATACATTTATAAATGAATCTATTCAAGAATTTGCAGTTATGAATAATATTCAAGACTCTAAATATATTAATACTGAACTTGAACAAGAGATGCGTCTAGCTGTAATGGAAAGTGTAAGTGGACGTATATCTATCAATCTATTAAATAAACTTAGACTCTTCTATAAAGAAGATATTATTCCTGACTTGATAGCTAAGAAGATCTTCTTAGCTATCACTGCATATACAGCAATCAATAATGCTGGTGCTACAAATAAAAAAAATAAATAATTTTGGAGGATGGGAATATTCCCATCCTC